ACACTTGCCCGATAGGCGAGTCGATCAATTCGGATGCCTTCACCATGCGTCAAGCCTACACGCGACGAAGCTCGTTCTCCACTTCGCGCCGAATGATGTCGGGTGCGAGCTTCATTGCATCTTCGAGAATGCGAAAGCCCGTGCCGCCGTTGAAGAACCCGCGACGTTGCGCGGCGAGCGCGATCCCGTACGCCGCCGACCGCGCTTCGGCACCCGATGCGATGCCCTTGCGCTGGACCCATTCGGTCAACGCGTTGACCAAAGGGAAGCCGACCTTCACGCTACCGCCGCGAACGCCCCATTCAATGAACGCCGCATGCGGTTCGGTGTTCTCGATCGTCGCTCCATCGGCTTCGGGGTACGACCGCCAACCCGCCCGGAACACGCCCCGGTCGACGGGTTGCGGCGACTTCGTTGGAATGATCCGAAGCGTGATCTCTTGCACAAGCGCCGCCGCCGCCGACACGAGCCCGCGCACCGCCGCCGCCTTCATGTCGGGCTTCAACTCGCCGTCGATCCATGCGGCGGCTTCTTCGAGCTTGATCGTCTTGTCGGGCATGGATCAAGCGTGCCACATGGACGATCGATCATCCATCTCGACTCAGAACTCGGAAGGGTCGGGTCCGACCTTCGTGCGCCCCGCTCGCGTGAAGTCTTCGCTTGCTCGCTCGATCGTGCATTGCCAGCACACGTTGCCTTCGTTGCGATAGGGCTCACCGAGCAAGCGATACCGATCGCGCTCGGGCGGGTTGTCGCCGCGCCCGTCTTCGACGACTTCCCAGAAGAAGTCTGTCGGCTCGGTGCGCACGTCGTCGCTTGCTCGTTTCGGGGCGACGATCGGGTTGCCGCCTTCGTCGGTCGACGGAATGATCCGCCCTTGAAGCATCTCTTTCGTGTACCGAAGCGAGATCAAGTTGATCGTCAATTGCCCGACCGGAAGCTTGCCCGCCGAATATGGTTGCCCTTGAACGGCGGTTTCGGGCGACACGTCGGGCGTCGGAAGTAGCTCGACCCGAGCGATCACCTTTTCGTCGCCTTCACCGCGATACTCGCCGGTCCATCGTGTCCAGACCAAGAACACGCGGTTCGAGCGGATCCCGAAGCGGGTCGCAAGTTGTCGCAAGCGCGGGGCGAGCCGAACGCCAAGTCGGTTGGCAAGGGTTCGGCTCGCTTCGGCGGATGATAGGGCGCGCGGCTTCGGCATGGTGCCTCCAAGGGCTCGATTGTATCGGGGAAGGGTTCGGGGCGTCGACCGGGCGGTCGAGCCCTTCTAGGGGCGTTCTCGGGCGGGCGCGGGGCGGTCTAGTGAACGACGGGAACATTGATCCCGCCGCCGCGCTTGTCCCATGGGTTCGGGTACACGCCGAGAAGGTTCGCAAGGCTTTCGCGCCATCGGTCGTACACGCGCACAAGGGCTTCTTGTTCGTCCTTTCGCAACGTGATCTCACCGATCTTTTCGACCGCGAGAAGCTCGTGATCCGCGACCATCTGTTCTTCGATCGAGTCAAGGATCTGCAATTGCCGACGAAGCTCGGGCAACGCCGCTTCGAGAACCCGATTCATCGCCCCTTCGATCACGAATTGCGTCTCGACCGCCGCCGGGGTTCCGAGCACGAAGGTCGACGCTTCGGCAACGTTCAGAAAACCCAAATGGTGACGGCACTTGATCTTCTCTTGTTCGGTCAATGGCATGACGTTACTCCCACCCACAAGCGGATGATCCCGAGCGCCCGACGCTTGTGGAATTCGACGCCGACCCCCCGCCGCTTCAAGAAGGCTTCGAGCGGGCGATCCCGCTTGCTCGAATTACAAGCCTTGCAAGCGGGAACGACGTTCCCGAAGTCATGCGACCCTTCGGGCGGCGGAACCAAGTGCTCGATCGTGAGCTTCGCATCCGTGCGCCCGCAATAGATACAAGCGTTCCCGTGTGCTTCGAAGATCGTGTTGATGTCGTCGACCGAGAGCACGAATCCCACTATCTTATCCCGAGCCCGCCGCTTGTGCGCCGCGTTCGCGTAGTATTCGGGGTGCGCTTCCGCGTATCGCTTCGCCGCCGCCTTCACGCGACGACGGTGTGCCGGATCGGTCCTCCATCGGCGCTTCGACCGTTCGCGTTCGTATTCAGGGGTTCGTTCACGCCATCGCTTGGTTGCTTCGCGGCTTGCCCTGGCATATTCGGGGGCTTCCCGGCGCTTCCGTTCCCCCGCCGCATGCAACGGGCGGCGACAAGCCTTGCACGGCATCCGCCGCCCGTGTGACGCGCTACCTTTGAAGAAGTGTTCCGGTGACAGCATCGACCCGCAACGCGTGCATCGGAGCCCGACGATCTTGCCGGTCACGTCACGCTCGATCTCGATCAACTTGCGGGCCATGCCATCGCCCTTTCGCTAGAGCAATTCTTCGATCGGTTCGTCGCGCTTCGTCGAGTCGATCTCGGCAAGGCGGATCCCCTGCCGTTGCAACGCCCGGATGTTGTAGTTGAGCGTGTCAATCTCTTTGCCTTCCTTCAAGCGCGTGCGGAATCCGTTGACTTGCGCGACACCGCCACGGACCACCGTGAAATATCGCACGCGTGGACCTTCGGGTTCGTCGTCGCTCGGGTTGACGGCACTTCCTTTCGGGGTCGTCGCCGCCGCATCTTGCTCTTCGACGGGTGCGAGCTTCCGATCCTTGACGGGTCCGGCGTCGAGCGTTTCGACCTTTTCTTCTTCCTTCTTCGTTCGCATGTTTGATGCCTCCTTCGGGCATTGTGTCGACGCCCCGATGTTCCGTCAAGGCATCGACTTCGGCGCGGCAAGGGGGGGCGAGCGAAGCGCGCCCGGTCCATCGCCGCGCATGATGATCACGAGCCCTTCGACGGGCTTGCCGTTCCGAACGACGTGCCATCGCGACTCGAATTCGGGGATCGTCAAGTATGCCCGCGCCCCTTCGAGCGCGGGATCTTCAAACAAGATCCCTTCGTCGTCGATCGCAACGACGATCGCGAAGTGTGCGTTGTCCCATCGCCCCTTGTACCCGCCGCGCGGCGGCTTGCTTTCCGACCAAGCTTGAAGCGGCACGACCGGAAGCTCTCCGACTTCGAGCGACGCGGCGAGATACCCGACCGACGCGCCTTCGACGATCTCGGCGTCGAGCCCGAACGCCCGCGCCCCTTCGGCCATCCGGTCGTACGTCGTGCCTTCGCCCGGTGTCGTGCAAAGCAACGCCGCAAGCTCGCCTTCGGTCGGGGTCGGCTTCCCGAAGTACCGAAGCACGCCCGCGAGCGTCGCCGGTCCGCAAGTGTACTTCGTCGATTGCGCGACATCGGGAACCGCGACACCGCGACCCGATGCTACGTTCGCCCATGCCTTCAAGGGATCCATTCGTCGAGCCTACCACAAGCGAGCGCCGCCGCCGGTTGCTCGACGACGGCGCTCTTGCGCATGGCTTGCAACGAAGAAGGGGAACGCGGGGCGGGCAACCGGGGGGGCGGGATCGACCCGCCCCGCGTTCAAGTTGATCAATCGAGCGCGTGTTCGATCACGATGGCGCGCTTGTACCGCTCGGGTCCGCCGCTCGACACGTCGCTCGGAACGGGGAACGACGTTGTGCAAGACCACGAAGCCGCAACGACGTCTTGAAGGCGATTCAACGGGGCGCGAAGGATCAACCGAATCCGCTCGGTCTGCACTTCGATCCCCGCGTTCACGATCGTGAATTCCCCGACCTTGCCGGTCACGCCCGCTTCGGTCACATACGCCTTTTCGTCGAGATACTTCTCGACCAAAGCGCCGCGCCCCGTGACAACGATCCGACCGATGTTGATCCCGGTCTCGTTCGTCGTTTCCGCGCCGATGTCTTCCGAATAGAACGCGTTCACGCCCGTCGCGACGCGAGCGCCCGAATTCTGGAAGTCGGGCGCTTCGTTGTTCAGGTAGCTCGACGCGCCCGCGATCGTTCCGATGAATGCTTCTTGATAGTACGACCCGTTTGGAAGCGCCGTGTTCAAGCGCTGGAAGGCGGCATCCGCGAAGACCTGCGAATTGCCGTCCGTCGAGATGTGCGCGTGGTAGTACCCGTCTTCGTGCGGTTGCACGTTGTTCTTGCGAAGCCGATTCACCGCGTTGATCAAGTCTTGCAACACGAACACGTCGGCGGCACCGATCGCGTCGACGGAAGCGCCGCCGCCCGAGCGGATCACTTGCGGCGCTTGCGAAGAGATGATCGGCGTGCGTGCCGCGATGCCGCCGCCGCCGAGCGCCGCGTCGAGAAGGATCGTGCCCGGTCCGTACGGGTCGTCGGGGTTGTCGGGCGTGTACCCGATCACGTTGCGGGTGCCGATGCCGGTGATCGCGATCGCGAGCGGGGTTGCCGCCGACACCGGGGCGGGTCGGACCTGAGAACCCGTGAGCACGACATCCGTGAAGCCATTCAACGCCGCGACGCGCACCGTCGTCGCCGCCGCACCCGCCGCCGCGATCGAAAGCGTGTGCCCCGAGAGATACGCCTTGAAGAGCGAATTGCGCGGGATCCGGTTCAACGACTGTCCAGCTTGAAGACCAAGCTGGTGAATGTTCCGAAGGAACAAGTCGGCGTTCGACACGACCGACGTCGGAATGTGCGTGTCGATCGTTCCGGCGTAGCGTTCGAGCCGAGCGACCCATTGCTCGAAGCTCAACGCTTGCGGGGTCGGGTCGACGCCCGGTGCGATCGGCTTCACTTGCGGTGCGAGCAAGCCCGGTCGCGACATGAAGATTTCGGTTCCGGTGTTCGCCGCCCATTCCTCTGAGATCGCTTCGGCGCGATACATGAGAGCGGGGAACAAGCCATCGTGAAAGGCTCGTTCGAGCAAGCCTTCTTGAACGAGCTTCAACACGGCGGGCGGTACGCCAAGAACTAGAGACATGATCGGTTCTCCCTATGGTTCGACATCGTTTCGAGCTTCGCGCAACGTGTGTCGATTCCACCGATTGACCGCTGGCGTGCCGCGTGTTGACCGTGCGCTTCCGATCCCGAGCGTGCCATGCGTCGGACCGCCGGTCAATCCGGCGGCTCGCTCGAAAGCGGGCGTGCTCGGGCGGGAAGGGGGCGAGAAGGGCTTGAAGGGGGGCGGATCGGGGTTGGGGTCGTCGCCGTGAGTCGACGCGTTCTCGGGCGTTCTACCAGCCACGAATGCCGCGTCGCTTCAACTCGGCACGGGCTTCGGCTCGCGTCATGCTGTTGGGTTGCCCCGGTCGGAAGGTCTTGCCTTCGGGCGACAAGCTCGGATCCGCCGATTGACCGCCGCGCGGGTTCGGCGGTGTCGCGACACGAGCGGCGGGCGTCGTCGTCGTGATCGGTCGACGTCGCGGCTTCGGCGGCTCGGCGGCGTCGCCTTCCTTCGGCGGTTCGGGTTGACGCAATGCGAACGCGGGCTTCTCGCGAGCGAACTTCGCGAACCATCGGTCGATGTCCTTTTCGGTCAACCTTGCGGTTTGGGCGGGCGTCAATCCCGACACATATTCGACGAAATCGTTCCGGGCGTACTTCCAGAATCCGGGGTCGATGTGTCGAGCGCCGATCCCTTGGATCATCGCGTCTTGCTTGTCGTACACGCTTTCGGTCTTGACTTGCCGAAGTTGCGTTTCGAGCGCTTCGCGCTTCTGCCGTTCGGCTTCGAGATCCGCTTCGAGCTTCTGTTCTTTCGTGAGCTTCTCACGTTCGGCTTTCTCGCGAGCTTCACGAAGTGCTCGAAGCTCGGCGCGTTCCGTTTCGAGCGACTTCGGATCTTCGATCCCAAGCTCGCGAAGAACCGCCGCCCGAGCATCGCGTTCGGCTTGCCGCTTCGCGCGGTCGAGCCGCGACGCGAACGCTTCTTCGGTCAACGTGATCTTCGCCTTGCCTTCGGGCTCACCTTCGCCGCCGCTTGCCGCCCCTTCGGCGGGCTCGCCGGTCGTCGGCGGGTTCGCACCCGCCGGTTCGCCGGTCGTCGCTTGTGCGGGCGGTTGCGCCCCGTCGTCGGGCGTTGCGGCGGGTTCGGTCGACACGGGTTCGCCCGTCGACGAACCCGTGAACGGTTGACTTGTGCGGGGTTGCGCCGTCGCGCCGCCCCTTGGATCGGTTCCTGGCATCTATCCTCCCTTTCGTGCGCGCTTCGATCGACGGGCGTCGACCTACATGATCAAGTCGGAAGTGTCTTCGAGCGCGGTGTCGAGATCGACGGGTTCGTCGTCGATGTCGCGGGAAGGCGACACGAGCAACGTCACGTCGCACGACACGACCGCATCGGCGGCGTTGAAGTTGACGTTCGCCTTCGGCACGTCGAGCGCCGCTTGCGTCGCGGCGGGCGCACCGGGCGCGACGATGATCTTGTCGGTCGCGACGCCCGCGACCGTGCGACCCGTTGCCGCCATGAGATACACGACGCCGCGATCGGCGTATTCGGCGGGAATCGCGAACACGTTCGCGACGACGACTTGATCTTCGAGCGTGACAACTTCGCCGCGCGCGGGAACATACTCGACGTCGACGTCGACATAGTCCGACGCCGCGAGAACAACGATGTCGCCGTTGGGTGCAACCGCGATCTGCGCGTCGGCGGGCGTTGCGTTCGGCGCTTGGATCGCAAGCTCACCGAGCGTACCCGCCGCGTTCGTCGCTCGGGCATAGGCTCGGGTGATCTCGGCGGCGGCGGTGTTCTTCGCCGCGAGCCCGAAGCTTTCGAGCGTCGCAAGCTGGCTCACGTCGGCGGCGGGTTCGGCCATCCGAAGCGACTGGTTGATCTGACCCCGAAGCAAGTCGCCCAGCCCGATCTTGCGGAACAAGTCGGCCAACGTGTTCGGGTTCGCCCGGTTGAAAGAAGCTTTCATCGTCATGTTCTGATCTCCCTACTCGTACCGTTTGATCGCGCTAGCGTTGACCGCTCGCGAAGTATTCGACCGTTGCGCTCCCTTGTACTTCGAGCAACTTCAAGAACTTCGACGTCGGGAATTCGAGCATCGTGATCCCGTCGATGGGCACGACCGCGACAACGTTGCCGCCGACCCCATCGTCGGTCGTGAGCCGAAGATCGACCGGACCGCTCGGCTTGAAGTACAGAACATCCGCTTGCGTCACGGTGTCGCCCGACCCGACGCCCGAGAGCGCGACGAATGCGGCGGGCGAAGCGACAAGCCGCGTCAAGACGCCGGTTGCAACACCGAACCCCTTCGGGGTCGTGCGCATGCGAAGGGGAACCGAGAACGTCGAAGCGGGGAACGTGTCGCCGCCGCTCGGCGGTCCACCGATCAACGCGCCTTGTAGGTCGATCTGTCCCATGGGTTCCCCTTATTCGCCGCCACCGAGCTTGAACGGCATCGAACGGTTTGCTTCGGGCGACTCGACGATCGGGATCTTGCCGCCCGCCGGAACCGATTCGGCGTTCTCGGGCTCGCCGGTCGTGGCGGGCTCGCCTTGCGTCGCCATGACGTCACGCCCCTTGCTTCCCGCATTGCCGCCGGGGTTCTGCAAGAAGTTGTTCGGGGCGGCTCGACCTTCGTTCATGCCGCCGTTGCCGTTCCCGAAAGGGCTCTTCGTTCCGCTTGCCATGTTCAACTCCGTTTCGTCGTGAAGGCTAACGTGCGCGCCGCTCGATCGTCAACGCGACGATCTCACGATACCCGCATCGGCTTGTTTCCCGCGTCGTTGACGGGTCCAGCTTTCGGCCATGGGATCTCTTCCCCGCGCTTCGCGCTTCCGGGCGTCGGGTGATCCGCGACCGCAACTTCGTTCGCGGCGACGTCGGCGGATGTTCCGTCGCGACGTGCTTCGTCGGCAACTTGCGGCGGTGCGGGCGGTATCGGTTGGGTGAAGCGCCCCGACGAATCGCGGGGCGGCGTCGACGTTGCGAGCTTGAAGGGCTTGGCCATGCGTCGAGCGTACCGTGAAGCCGCTCGACGGGCAAACCGCGCTATCGCCCGATCGTTTCGGCAACCATGATCTCGAACGCTTCTTCACGTTCGACTTCGGCAAGCCATTCGGCGTAG